TGATTACCGCATGACCGGCTGGAGTCTAGCTGGTACGGCCCCCGGAGGTGGCGGCGGTGGAGCCTTCCTTGGTGAAGGTGCTTCAGGGTCGAGTGTAGGCAATAGTGGCGACATCATTCGCGTTAACCAACAGACACTAGATACGTCCCAGAGCATGTCGGCTACTGATAACGGCAGTTGCACAGGCCCGTTTGCCATAGCCAGTGGGGTAACGCTAACCCTCGCCAGTGGCTCAACATTTAAGGTGTTATAAAATGTCAACATTAAAAGCCGACACAGTTACAGCCGCCACGACAAATGGCAATCTGGCTATCTCCAATCAGGGAACAGGCGGCATTGCTATCGACGGGATACCTCACCGTAATTTGATAATTAACGGCGAGATGATGATAGCCGCCAGAGGAGCCTCGTTTACTGGCCTCGGCGGCGTTGGCATTTATACGCTTGATCAGTGGCGGTGGAATGCCGCGGGTGCTGGAGAAGTTACTGTCACACAAGATACAGATGCGCCAACCCCTGCGGAAGCAGGAACAGATTTCAAGTTTTCACTTAAAATTGATGTAACAACGGCGGATGCGAGTCTTGCGGCCACAGATCAATATGCTGTTCACCAAAAAATAGAAGCGTTCAATACCGCACACTTGGGTTTTGGAGCGGCTAATGCCGCAACAATGACATTATCATTTTGGGTTAAGTCTCCAAAGACCGGGGCGCATTCTGTTGCGTTCAACAACTCTGCTTTTGATAAGACTTATTTAGGGTCATATACCGTAGATTCCGCCGATACTTGGGAGAAGAAAACCATCAAGTTTGTGGGAGATACGGGTGGTACATGGATTGGAGCCACTAATGGTATGGGCTTATCGGTGATGTGGACTTTGGCGCAGGGATCGAACTTTGATGGTACTGCGGGGTCTTGGGCCTCTGGTAACTTAAGAGGGGTTAATGGTGGTCCTAATTGCATGGACAACACAGCTAACAACTTCTACCTAACCGGAGTCCAGTTGGAAGTTGGCGCAACCGCCACTGATTTTGAGCATCGGGACATAGCCAGTGAGTTAGCCCGGTGCCAGAGGTACTTTTATCGGCAATCGGGTTCAACGCATCTAGCTACAGGCGTTCTTGTTTCTACCACGAATGCTTACGGACACATGGAATTTCCTGTCACAATGAGGGCTACGCCAACAAATGCATATGCTGTGGATTTGGCTGACTTTCAAATACAATCACCGGGAGTAGCGGCGGCTCCGACAGTTATGGCAATATCATATACGAGTAAGAATAGTGTCGGATTGTCTTGGACTAAGGCGTCAGGCGGCACCGCTGGCTATGCCTGTTCCATGCTTGGCGTCGATGGTACTAATTCGACTTTTGACTTTATTGCGGAGTTATAGGATATGAGTAATATTACAAACGCGATTTACACCAACTCTGACAACAATTCAATCAATGCCGACTTCGATGGTCAACCTCTGAGCATTCCCGTCGATCCAGACAACCGCCACTACGCCGAGATCGTGGAACAGGAAATAGAGATCGCTCCTTATGTCGAACCGGAGCCAACTTGGTACGACCTGATCGCGGCCACCGACAAGGAGATGCCACGCTATATGGAAGATTATCTAGATAGCGTAGGCGCACCGGAGAGTGGCCGGGTGAAGGACAACTATGACGCCAAGAAAATTTTGAGAGGACAACAGCCATGAGTACATTGAAGACAGATGCTATAACGGCTGTCACGGCAGACGCCGATCTCAGCCTAGACGGGCTGGGAACCGGGGGAGTTAGCATTGCTTCAACCCTAAAGATGACAAAGGGCGGTGATATAGCCTCGGCCTCTCCGTTAGTGATTGACGTTGATGGCAACTACTTCGATGTGACCGGAACGACAAACTTTGCCGCCATGACAGTTGAAGCCGGTAACTTCTTCATGTTGCAGTTTGACGGGGCGTTGACGATCACCCACGGTTCTGGAATTGAACTCCCCGGTGCGGCAAACCTAACTACAGCCGCAGGGGACAGGCTAATATGTTATGCCACGGCGGCTAACACAGTTGAGGTGATGTCGGTAGAGACAGAGGCGGCGGCGAGTGGTGGTTCCCGTACCTTAGTTCAAACCTTAACCCCCTCTGGTGCATCTACGGCAACATTGACTACCGCATCACTGTTTGACGGCACATATGACCGCATTGAGATCAATGTAGATGGGTGGGATACTAGCGGCGATAATGTTGATACGTACCTTACTGTGAGCGATGATGCTGGCGTTAGCTTTGAAAGCGCGGATTACCGTTATCACACTCAACAAAACGACGACAGTGGCAGCACTTATGGCGCGAACGCCTCCACTAGCGCCGCCAATATTGCTATTGCAAACACTAGCGGCAACGCTGCCGATGAGAGCATTTTCTTTGACATACAACTAAGCCAACCTGATAACACAGCCTTCCATAAAATATTTAGGTTCAGAGGCGGGGGGCTGAACTCAAATGGGCAGTCAACATTGTGGGATGGTGTTGGTAGTTGGACGGGTGGTACTACAGCAATAGATCAAGTGCGCTTTACTGTGCAGAGCGGAACCTTCTCTGGGACCATTCGCGCTTGGGGCGTAAAAGATAGTTAGGAGATAAGTAGTGACTAGACATCACCACAGAGCGGTCTTCGATGAGAGCGGTAAACAGATTGGTACTGAAAATATCCCGTTCACGCCAGAAGAAGAAGCTACGCGGGACGCGGAAGAACAAGCGTTCGCTGATTACCTTCCCATGAAGGAGTGGCTACAGGCTATGGTTAAGAGTGATAACAGCTTCACCCGCAAAGACGAGGATATGATAGATGACCTTGGCCTCACCCCCACCGGACGGACCAAGGAACGCTACGACGCCAAGAAAGCATTGAGGGCGCAGAAACCATGAACGCAGAACAAGCACAAGGTGTCCCAGACATAAAAGCCTCTGTAGCTCTCGTATCAACGGGTGCTGGAGGTAGCTTCGCCCAAGCCCAAGCTGATGCCGATGCTCTTGCAAGCAATTGGGCTTCCCTTCGCACGGAGCGCGATGCCCTATTGGCTTCAAGTGATTGGACCCAGGCTTCTGACTCGCCGTTAACAGATGAAGTTAAAACTACTTGGGTAACGTATCGTCAAGAACTGAGGGACTTCCCAGAAAGTGCAGACCCCGCTGACCCAACGTGGCCGACGCCGCCCGAATAAGGAGAAAATAAGTGTCCGATCTCAAAGTTGACGGCATTATAGCTTCCACCGGCACCAACACGAACCTTACTCTCCAGGGTAAGGGGACGGGCAAAGTTGCTATCGGTGATGGAGCATTGCTGTTCCCTGACGCTGACGGCAGTGCGAACCAAGTTATTGAGACAAACGCTAGTGGGGTGCTGTCATTTGTTACATTACCGAGTGCTGGCTTCACCCTTGGAACGGAACAGGCAACAACGTCAGGTGCCTCTATCAATTTTACTAGTATCCCAAGCACAGCAAAAATGATTATTGTTAGTCTTGTGGGAGTTTCGCTATCGGCAGAAGATGATATTCAGATTCAAATCGGCGACAGTGGTGGGCTTGAAACGAGTTCCTATGTGGGTGGTTGTGATGAAGTTCGTGCTGGCACTAATGAGGCTACTGAAGATAGCACAGATTCGTTCTTAATTATTCGGAATAATCCTACCGTACAAGCCTGTAGTGCAGTGGCAATTCTCACGCTTGAGGATAGTTCTGATAATACATGGATGTGTTTGTCACAAGGGTATAACTCCTCTGGGTCGAAGTTTCATCAAGCATTCGGCACGAAGGCTCTTTCCGCAACACTTGACAGGTTAAGTCTTGTTGCGGGTTCTGGTGCGTTTGATGCTGGCGTTGCTAACATTAGTTACATGTGAGGGTAAAATGGAAAATTTCATAGCTATCGTAAAATCTACGGACGGCAAATTAGACAAATACCAAGACTTCGCCGTCGAGGCCGATGCTGTCAGTCACGTTGCAACATACGGTGGCTTCGTTGTTCCTGATCCCGGCGGTAGTACAGGTTATTGGGTCGTCGATGCGGAAGCTGAGACAGTCACCAACAACCAAGATCAAGCCGATGCTGATGCTCTAGCAAATAGTTGGACTGCTCTTCGTTCAGAGCGTGATGCGTTGTTAGTTTCCAGCGATTGGACACAATACAACGACTCGCCGCTAACAGATGAGGTCAAGGCTGAGTGGGCCGTCTATCGTCAGTCGCTTCGCGACCTACCAGCTAACACCGATGATCCCACTGATCCGACTTGGCCGACACCGCCGGGGTGATGACTGATGCCTAAAAAAGTTTCCTCTATTGAATCTAAATTAGCCACGCAT